CATTTTTTATTTAGCCGTAATCAATAAGCACCAGCAAAAGGTTAGATTGGTGATGTTTTGAGGGGGGGTTTATTAATTCCGAAGGAATCTACTATTATAGTATCCCATAAAAAATCTCTGTTATATAATATAGGGGGCTATATATACGCTCAGAATGAGCGTAAATTATACCTATCTGTTCGGTTTTAGTACTTTGAACAGGTTATCTATAGTATATATAAAATATACGGAGTTCGCTCCGTCTGTGGGACTCCGCTCCTCCTATTATAGTATTATAATAATAATTATAATGGGGATAGTCTGCCCGTTTATAGGGACCGTTAAATAACCGTTTTAGGGGGCAATCTTGGGTCGTAAGCCAGGGGTACAAAACATCCCCAAAGATGTAGCCCAAAAGCAGGTCTTAGAACTTTTAGCCCAAGGCTCTACCGTAGTAGATGCTATGAAGGCCGTAGGCCGTAATGATGTTACCTTCCGTCAATGGTCCATGGCAGACCCAGAGTTTAAGGACAAGGCTGACAAAGCCCGCCTATCTGGTAAAGGTATCAAAGCAGACCTAGCCAACCTAAAAGATATCTCCTTTGAGGATTTCTCAGAGCAATTCCTAGAGACTAGGTTGTTTGACCATCACAAGTCCTGGATTGATTTAGTAGAGGGTAAAGAGCCAAGGTTCATGCACCCTAGTATGACCTATGAGCAAGCAGCAACCAATCGTATTCTTATTAACGTTCCACCAGAGCATGCTAAGTCCACAGTACTTACCATCAACTACGTTACCTACCGTTTAGCAGTAGACCCTAACGTTAGAATTATTATTGTTTCTAAAACGCAAGGTATGGCCCGTAAGTTCCTATCTGCGATTAAGACAAGATTAAGCCATCCTAACTGGACCAAGATGCAAGTATCCTTTGGACCTAACGGTGGCTATAAGGCAGATTCACCAACCTGGTCTGCTGACATGATTTACCTGGGTGCAGGACGAGACTCAGGCGAGAAGGACCCAACTGTACAAGCATTAGGATTCGGGTCACAGATTTACGGCGCAAGAGCCGACCTGATTATCCTTGACGATGTGGTGATGAATGCAAACGCCCATGAGTGGGAGAAGCAAATTGAATGGCTTCAAAAAGAAGTCATCACCCGCCTAGGGCGGCACGGCAAACTGCTTATAGTAGGAACCCGTGTCGCACCTATAGATTTATATAAGATGATACGAGATGGCGACCAATGGACTGGTGGCAAATCTCCTTTTACATACATGGCTATGCCATCAGTATTAGAATTTGATGAAGACCCAAAGAACTGGAAAACACTTTGGCCTTGGACAGACAGGGCAGAGGGAGACAAGGACGAACCTAATGAGCAAGGACTATATCCCAAATGGGATGGACCTTCGCTTTTTACAAGGCGGTCTGAAGTGGCTCCGTCAGTCTGGGCTATGGTCTACCAGCAAGAAGACGTCCAATCCGACTCTATCTTCTCGCCAACAATTGTCGCTGGATGTGTTAACGGTATGCGAAAGCGTGGACCGCTTAGAAAGAACACGGCAGGCCACCCCAAGAACATAGATTCAACCTATACCATTATTGGCTTTGACCCAGCGGTAACAGGACGTTCTGCTTTCGTAGCGGTATCCTATAATCGTTCTGATGGTCGTATATATGTTTTAGATTGCGTCAACATGGTTGACCCATCTCCTCAGAAAGAAAATGCTCTTATCAAGGAGTGGGTAGAAAAATTTAAGCCACAAGAGTTTCGGGTTGAAATTAACGCCCACCAGAAGTACTACGCTATGGACACAGAGTTACGTGAGTACCTAGCATCCTATGGATGTCAACTCAACTCACACTTTACTGGTAAGAACAAATGGGATGTTGGATTTGGTGTAGCATCTATGGCAAGCCTTTTTGGCACAGCCAAGGATGGACGGTTTCAAGATAACAACCTAATAGAGTTACCTTCTAACGAAGGCTCTGAGGGACTTAAGTCTTTAGTGCAGCAACTTATCATTTGGAAGCCTGACACTAAGAACCCTACTGACTGCGTAATGGCACTATGGTTTGCTGTTATCCGTTGTAGGGAACTAATGCAAACATCAAGCAGAATTGGACAGTACCAAAATAACAGATGGGCTACTAGAGCGCAGAAGGCTCATAGAGGCTCACTTAATTTAGACGAGGCCTTTGCAGAGCAATGGCAAGAAACTTACGGATAGGAAACTGATGGCATTAACAATTGAACAGATAGCGGCACGAGTACAATCGCTACGTTATCGTAATAGCGAAAGAGATGCTCGCAACCTTGACGTTCTTGCTGTTCGTAAAGGCAAGATATCTGAAGTATATCCTGACTTCTTTCCAGAAGGTGTAGATGCTAATGTCGTTGCAAATTTTATTGATATCGTTGCCAGGGACCTTTCAGAGGTTATGGCACCTCTTCCAGCGGTTAACTGCTCAGCCGCTAATCAAGTCTCTGACCGTGCTCGTACTTTTGCCGATAAGCGTACTCGTATTGCTAGCAATTATTTTTCACACTCTGACCTCTCGGTCCAAATGTACTCAGGAGCAGACTGGTATCTAACCTACGGCTTTGTTCCATTTGTTGTTGAACTAGATGAGGAAGCAAAACTTCCTAGAATCCGTATTGAGAATCCAATTGGCGCATATCCAGAGTTTGACCGATATGGCCGTTGCGTAGCATTTGCTAAAAGATACACGCTGACCTTAGGTGAGTTGATAAGCCAGTTCCCAGAGTATGATAATATACTTCTAGGTGGACTAGGCTACAAGCAAGACCTAAATGGCCAAATTGAAATTATTAGATATTACGACAAAGACCAATCAGTTGTCTATGTCCCAGCAAAAGATAATTTAATTTTATCACAGGCTAAGAATCCTCTTAGCAAGATGATGGTAGTTGTTGCACGTAAACCATCTATCGATAATGAACTACGTGGACAGTTTGATGATGTACTTGGAATCCAATTACTCCGTAACCGTTTCGCCTTATTGGCAATGGAAGCAGCAGAGAAATCAGTACAGGCACCAATTGTACTTCCTAACGATGTACAAGAACTTCAATTGGGTGGCGATGCGGTTATTCGCACTGCTAACCCTGCTGGTGTTCGTCGTGTTGAACTTACCCTACCACAAGGTGCATTTACAGAACAGCAATTATTAAATCAAGAACTTAGAGTTGGTGCTCGTTATCCAGAATCACGTACTGGAAACATTGATGCATCTATCGTTACTGGTCAAGGCGTACAGGCTCTTATGGGAGCATTTGATACACAGGTCAAATCAGCCCAAGCAATTTTTGCAGCAGCACTTCGTGATATTATTAGCATTTGCTTTGAGGTAGATGAATTAATTTACCCAGAAGAAAAAACAATTCGTGGTGTGGACTCAGGTTCCCCATATGAAATTACATATAAGCCTACAAAAGATATTAAGGGTGATTACTCAGCAGATGTTCGTTATGGAATGCTTGCTGGACTCAACCCAGCCCAAGGACTTATCTTCATGCTACAAGCACTTGGAGGCAAGTTAATATCTAAAGATATGGCTATGCGTGAGTTACCATTTACAGTTAACGTAACTCAAGAGTTAGAAAAAATTGAAATTGAAGATATGCGTACCGCACTTCTTGGTTCATTAACTGCATATACTCAAGCAATCCCACAGATGGCTACACAAGGACAAGATGCTTCTGAGGTTGTTCGTAAGATTGCTGCGGTAATCAAGGCTCGCCAAAAGGGACAAGCATTAGAAGATGCTATAGAGGCAACCTTTGCGCCGCAACAACAGGTTCCTCCTGCTGGAGCACAAGGCGCTATGGTTGAGCAAATGTCCCCTGCTCCCTCCGCTGTTCCAGCGGGAGGTCCTTCCCCAGAAGGTGGAATGGTACAAGCAAGGCCACCAGTTGATATTCAATCAGTTCTTTCTAGTTTGACAGGCAGTGGAAAAGGCAGTGCAAGAGTAGTTACAAGAGGTTAATTAGGTGGGGGACTATGACAACGATTATAGGTATAGAGCATAAAGACCGATGCTTTCTAGTTGCTGATAGCCAAACAACTGATGCTGAAGGTAGAATCTACTCTCATCCTGAAGTAAAAAAGATTTCAGAAAATGGCATGTTTCTAATTGCTGGTTCTGGCGAGACATTACCATGCGATATAGCACAACATATTTGGGAACCGCCAACTCCAACAAAGCAAGACAAAGAAGATTTATATCATTTCATGATTGTAAAGGCTATGCCATCTCTTCGTAAGTGCATGACAGATAATGGTTATAACTTTGATGAAGATACAAAAGAAAATAGATTTCAATTTATTATGGCTGTTGGTGGCGAAATCTTTGATGTTGACCAAGAGTTATCAATAAGCAAATCTGCAGATGGAGTATATGCTGCAGGTTCTGGAGCATCATATGCGCTAGGCGCATTGTATGCAGGAGCAGATGCTTATGAAGCAATGGAGATAGCATCTAAATTAACTGCATTTACGGCAGGGCCATATATATCAAAAGAACAACCTAGAAAAATTAAGTAGGAGGAATCATGGGTGGAAAAGGTAGCGGTGGTCCTAATGGTGGACCTCAATACAATCCAGCAAATGTAAGTGGATTAGGCGGCAATGGTCAATCTGGAGATTACACAGGTTTTGCCTATGGTCAAAATAAAATGTTAAATGAATCAAGAGTTGCTGGAAATGCAGCAGTATCTAGCATTCGCAATGTTCCAAGAGGGGCAGCGCCAGCAATGGAAACAACACCTTTAACTCCAATTAATGCTGAGACTCAATTTCCAAATCAAACTATTATGGATGGCGCACCAATAGGTGGTGGGGCAAACTCAATTCCTGGATTACCAAAGAACGCATCTGGAGACCCAGACATAGATTTAATTCGTGACCAATATCCAATGATGCAAGCATGGGCAAGTATGCCTGGTACAACCAGAGCAACTGCTGATGTAGTTAATTATTTGGGAACAATTATTTAATGATTATCTGGGATAAGATAGCCAATATCCAAAACATTTTTAAGAAAAAACCAGATGTTGCGGAAACACCTACTCATACTCAAAATGGTTGGACTAAATTCGGCATCGCATTTGATATTGCTAAAAGAATCCCAATACGTGCAGGTTCAGCAAACCTTATAATTGCTGACGCTAAAGAAGCCTTAACTAACGCAAAAAACAATATTGCTAATTCAGTTGACTTACGAAAAGCATTTATAGCATAAAAATGATTCATATCTTCATCTAACACAAATTGTGGAAATATTCCTGCCGTATTCTTTGTTTGATTTCCTACATAATCA